CTTAAAATCATATCCGTTTCTGGTACTGCTGCTTCTACTGTTTGCGTCATTCAAAACGACCAAGGTACAAGCACAAGCTGCTGATATAGGAGATATTTCCGAACTTAACGGTACAGCTCAGATACTTAGAGACAAACCGTATGATGCTAATCTAAAGTTCGCAATACAAAGTAATGATGAAGCCGTAACACAAGATGGCCGTATGGCTATAACTTTTCTTGATGAATCAACGGTAAAGCTTACCGAACACAGTCAGTTACTAATTGACGAGTATATTTATGATCCTGACCCAAGCAAAGCAAAGATGGCACTTACCTTTGGACTTGGTACAGCTAGGTTTATTACGGGCAATCTAAACCGTATAGATAAACAAAACATAAAACTTAAAACACCTACAGCTAATATAGCAATACGTGGGACTGATTTTACAGCTACAGTTGATGAATTAGGACGTAGTCTTATTATTTTGCTACCAGACGCTCTAGGGCTCTCTAGTGGCGAAATAGAGGTAGTTACTGCTATGGGCACGGTTGTATTAAATAAACCTTATGAAGCTACTACAGTAAGCGTATTTGAATCATCTCCTACAAAACCTGTAATTTTAGATCTTACGCTTGATGTAATAGATAATATGCTTATTGTAACTCCACCAAAAGAAGAGGTTTTGGTTGAAGAAGAAACTACAAGCACACAATCAGATAGCGTGCTAGATTTTAACGATCTTGATATAGACTATCTTGCAGAAGATTATTTAAAAGAAGATAGCTTAGAGTTTACTGAGCTTGATATAAATTATCTTGATGTTAATTACTTAGAAGACTTATTAAATGTTCTGGATGCACTAGCTGTAGCAGAAGATGAAGACGTGTTAGCACAAGCTACTAGCACACAAATAGCTGGTACTTTGTTAGGTAAAGATCCAGACACACAAATAACTGCTTTAATTACTGGTAATGTTGTAAGTCTTCGTAGAAATGTAAATGAAAGCGTAAGAGTGGATTTGAACGGTAGTAATGCCTACACAGTTATTTTGATACAAGATGGTGTATCTAATATAATAAAAATCAATGGAGGAAGTGATAGCGTTATTACTATCACTCAGAGTGATTAAATGAAGAGACTATTATTACCTTTACTTATAATACTATCGTTACCTGTTTTATTTCAAAGCACTCCTACAGAGATTATAAAACTTAAAGTGTATGACACTTTTATAAAAACACCTGAACCATCAGGTAATTTTGTCATTCTAAACATAACCGAAGAAGATGTAGAAAGAGAAGGTGGTTATCCTTTACCAAGACAAAGATTAGCAGAAATACATATTGATTTACTAAATGAAGGAGCCGTAGGTGTAGGATGGGTTATATCTTTTCCTCAAGCTGATCGTATGGGTGGTGATGAAATGTTTGCTTCTGCTCTTGGTTATTCACCATCTGTTATAGCTATGTTTGAAGATGGTAAAGGTCAATTTCCAAAAACGCCTGGTACTGTTGTAATGGGTGAGGATAATGGTGGTATAATTTCTACGGGAGTGAAGGAAAACCTGACTCTACTATCCAACCACTCTTACCAAGGTTTAGCCATTGCTCCCACAGATATTGATCAATTAGTTCGTAGAATACCACTTTTAGTTAAGACACCAGATAACGAATGGATACCCAGTTTTGGCACACAAATATATAAAGCCTTGTTTGATGTAAAAACTTACATTATAAAAACTAATGATAATGGTATAGAAGAAATATCAATAAGAGGAATACCACCCTTAAAAACCGATAGCCTTGGTCGTAAATGGATTAGTTGGGTAAATACACCACAAACAGATCTACAAGAAATGAATGTAGCTAATAAATTTGTATTCGTTGGAGTAACAGCAAATGGTGTTATGCCACAGATTGCAACTCCTGTTGGATTGCTCGAACCACATAAAATACAAGCTGCATTGGCAGAATCAATACTCATACAAAATAGTCCTTACATACCCGATTACGCTTTATCTGTTGAATTGTTAAGTCTTTTTGTTTTTATAAGTTTGGTATGGTTTGCTTTGCATATATTAGGCATTACTTGGGGTATTACGGTAGCAACAATACTTATGATCATTACTTCTTTAACAGGCTATTATTTTATTCAAAAAGGCTTACTAATAGATGTTTCCTGGACATTAATATCTGAATTTATTACAGGATCTATAGCCTTTTATTTAAGGTTTAGACAACAATATAAATTAAGACAGCAGATAAAAAAACAGTTTGAGCATTATTTAGATCCAAGACAAGTAAAAAAACTACAAGATGATCCTGGATCTTTAATATTGGGTGGAGAGAGAAGATATTGCACATTTTTATTTACAGATGTGCGTGGTTTTACTGCTATGTCAGAACGATTAGAACCAGAACAAGTAACAGAAATTATGAATAAAGCTCTTACAATACAAGCAAATGCAGTAAAAAAATACGGAGGTATGGTAGATAAATACATTGGTGATGCAATGATGGCTATATTCAACGCACCGATTGATCTTCCCAACCATGAAACTTTAGCTGTTCTTTGTGCTGAAGAAATACAGCAAAATATAAAAGATGCTAACTTAGATGTAGAAATAGGTGTAGGAATCAATACAGGCAATGCCCTTTTAGGTAACTGTGGATCTGAAGATAGGTTTGATTATACCGCTATTGGAGATGCTGTTAATCTTGCGGCTAGATTAGAGAGCTCAACCAAGGATGTTGGAGAAGATATTGTTATAGGTTATGATACTATTAGTGCAAGTAATTTTAGCAACGAATTATTGTTGAAAGAACTTGATAGTATTTTTGTTAAAGGCAAAGAAAAGCCAATTAAAATATATACGTTACAAGATGGTTAATAAAAAAATGACAGTAAACGATGTTGCAGAAAGACTTACAAAGCTAGAAACAATATCTCATGAACGTTGGAAAACTGCTTTTAATGAGTTTTCTGACATCAAACAAGAAATTACTTATATAAACTCAACCATAAAAGCTGCAACCTTTGGGGTGTTTGGCTTTATTGGTGCTATAGGTATTGCAGTATTAACGAGGTTTTTAATATGAAAGGATTGCTTAAAAATATTGTGGGTGCCGTAGCTCCTACATTGGGATCGGCTATGGGCGGACCACTTGGTAATATGGCTATGGGTAAAATAGCTGAAGTACTAGGTGTGTCTAATGACCAAAAATCAGTACAGCAAGCAATACAAAATGCTACACCAGAACAGATGTTAGAGCTTAAAAAAGCAGAACAAGAGTTTGAAGTACAAATGAAAGAACTTGATGTTGATGTATTTAAACTAGAAGTAGCAGATAAACAACACGCTAGAGGTATGTTTAGCAAAGACTGGACTGCTAGAATTATAGGCTTATTTACTATCGGTGGCTTTCTTGGTTATATATTCTTGGTAACCCTACAACCACCTGAACAGAACAGCGAGGCACTTATAAATTTAGTGCTTGGTTATCTTGGAGGGCTAGCGAGTGCAATTATTTCGTTTTATTTCGGAGCATCGCATTCCCCAGAAAAAGGAGACTAATATGCAAATATCTCAAGAGGGCATAGCCTTAATTAAAAAATTTGAAGGTTGTGAGCTAGAGGCTTACAAATGTGCAGCTGGTGTTTGGACAATAGGATATGGATCTACCAAAGGTGTTAAAGAAGAGGACACCATTACTCAAGAAGAAGCTGATGCGTTACTTTTACATGAAATGAAAGAATATGAGAGTTATGTAAAAGATAGCGTTGCTGTTGATCTTGATCAAAACCAGTTTGATGCTTTAGTTAGTTGGGTTTTCAATCTTGGACCATCAAATCTTAAATCTTCTACTATGTTAAAAGTTTTAAACAATAAAGAATTTGAAGAAGTGCCATCACAAATTAAAAGATGGAATAAAGCTGGTGGTAAAGTTTTACAAGGTTTAGTTAGAAGAAGAGAAGCAGAAGCCCTCTTGTTTGAAGGTAAAGATTGGACAGAGGTGTAAATGCCACTACAAAAATTAACATTTAGACCAGGAATAAACCGTGAGGGAACTGCTTACGATAATGAAGGGGGATGGTTTGATTGTAACCTTGTTCGTTTTCGTAAGGGTAGGCCAGAAAAGTTTGGCGGATGGTCAAAGTTAACAGACAACACTTATCTTGGCACAGCAAGAGCTTTACACGCTTGGATTTCTTTAGGGGGCACTAAGTTCCTAGGACTTGGCACAACTTTTAAATATTATATTGAATCTGGTACTGTCTTCAACGATATAACACCTATTAGATCTACTACTTCAGCTGGTGATGTAACGTTTTCTGCATCAAACGGTGATGCTACTATAACCGTTGCAGATACTTCACACGGTGCTGTTAAAAATGATTTTGTTACATTTTCAGGTGCATCTAGCTTAGGAGGCAACATTACTGCTGCCGTGCTTAATCAAGAATATCAAATAGCGACTATAGTAAATGCAAATAGCTACACCATAGAGGCGAAAGATACCTCTGGAACTACAGTAACAGCTAACGCATCTGATAGCGGTAACGGTGGATCATCTGTTGTAGGAGTATATCAATTAAATGTTGGATTAGATGTTTATGTGCCTGGTACAGGTTGGGGTATTAATGGTTGGGGATCTGGTGCCTTTGGTAGCACATCTGCGTTAAGTGATAGTAACCAGTTAAGAATATGGACACATGATAATTTTGGTGAAGATTTAATTATTAATCAAAGAAACGCAGGTATATACAAGTGGACAGAAAATAATGGTGTGAGCACAAGAGCTGTAGAACTGTCAGGCATTTCAGGTGCTAATTTAGTTCCTACAAAAGGTTTACAAGTAATAACATCAGAAACTGATAGGCATCTTATTGTTTTAGGTGCAGATCCTATATCTGGTTCATCAAGAACTGGCACAATAGATCCTATGTTAATTGCTTTTAGTGATCAAGAAAATGACTTAGATTTTGAACCGCTATCTACGAATACAGCAGGCTCTTTAAGACTTTCATCAGGCTCATCAATCATAGGTGCGGTTAAGTCAAGACAAGAAATATTAGTTTGGACTGACACAGCCCTTTACAGTATGCAATTTATTGGACCGCCTTTTACCTTTGGTATTAATTTAATCAACGAAGGTACTGGGTTGATAGGTCCTAAAGCAGCTGTAACTACTCCAAGTGGCGTTTATTGGATGAGCTACAACAACTTTTACTCTTATAACGGTAGTGTTCAAACTTTACCTTGTTCAGTACACAACTATGTTTTTTCAGATATAAATCTTACACAGTCATTTAAAATTAACGCATTTACTATAAAAGACAAAAGCGAAGTTGGTTGGTTTTACTGCTCATCAAGTGCAAATGAGATTGACAGATATGTAATCTACAATTATGTTGAGGGAATTTGGTTTTATGGTCAATTATCAAGAACTGCATGGCTAGATTCAGGCATCGTAAATTATCCAAGAGCTGTATCAAGCGGTTATCTATATCAACAAGAAACAGGTTTTAATGATGATGGCTCACCTATGACTAATGTATTTATTGAAAGTTCAGACATGGATATAGGAGATGGCGAACAATACAGTTTCATAAAACGTATCATACCAGATTATAAATTTATACAAGACGATAATAACGGCAATGTTAATGTTGTTTTAAAAACAAGAAACTTTCCTGGAGATTCTTTAACAACAAACTCTACAAGTGCGATAACTTCTTCTACACAACAAGCTTTTGTACGAAGTAGATCAAGACAGATAGCATTAAGATTTGAATCTGATGATGATGCTACTAATGATGGTAATTTATCAATAGGATGGCGATTGGGGGCTACACGTATAGATATAAAGCCAGATGGTAGAAGATGAGCAAACTTTTACAAACACAGCTACCTTTAGCTAGTGATAACGTTACATCAGATCTTTTTAACAGATTAGTAAGAATACTTGAAATTAACCTTGGTTCTGTTGATCTTGATAATGTAAGACAGATTAGTGATGCAGAAAAAAACACCCTAAAATTCAATGATGGTAGCATTATTTGGAATACAACCGTTGGTGTGTTACAAGTTTATACAGGTAATAAATGGGTAGATATAGGCGAAAGAACTCTATCCAAAGGTTTTGAAATGACAGCAGAGGTTGGTGCAGTAACAATAAGCACAGGTGGTGATACTGTTATAACACTATGAATACCGCACAAGATTTATTCAACAGATATATTATAAAAAACCATTTACTGTGTTACCCAGCTGATTGGTATATACAAAAAGATACTTTTCATGCGGTAAAAGACTCTATTCAACCAATAGTAAACTTCTATGAAGATAGTGGTACACAAGCAAGAAAAGACACTCCTTTAGACCAAATAATACAAGAACCACTAAAAGATGTGTATACAGTACCATTCTTCTCACAAAAGTTTTGCGACATACTTTTAGACGAAATGAAAAGTTTAGAAAGACATTTTGGCTTTAAACCTAACCCTGAAGAAGATAATTTACGACAAATCCCAGAAATAACTTTTCAAGATAATTGTCCACAAATCTTTCAATCTTTGATGCAAACGATATATACTATTGGTAATCCTATATTTTTGAATATTTGGAATCGTCATGTTGATAGTGGCGGAATACAAATAGCTAACTATAATTTAAAGGATAAAAAACAAGGTGCTTGGCATCACGATGCAAGTGCTGATATAAGTAAA